TGAACTTCAGTTAAACTATTAATCCTATATTGAGGTGCAGTTTTAGAGGTCAGGCCAAAAAAAGTTAAGTCCAATGGGAAGTCTAACTTTCGATTCAATCCGTTCGTGAAAAAAAGTTAGGTCAACATCAGGTTGAACTTCATTGATATGATTCCTAAGTGCTCGGGCATCTTGAGCTAATAGATAATTTTCAACAAATTGTCTTATATCTTTTTTTTCTGTACTACCATTTACTGATAAAATCATATGTTTGAGTCTAGTAGTAAGATCTGGGGAATTATCGGAGTTGAGTTTTTTAAGACCTTTTAATTCTTGAGCAATGCGAACTTCATCACCATGAGTTAAGAATTTAAATTGGATATCTATCCCACTAGTGGGTAAAGTAAAATCAAAACAATTCTCTCCAGAAGTATAGTTTGCAGGATCAATTTCCCTATTTTCTAAAGAAGTTAAATCTACTATTTGTTCTTCTCCTTGATAAGTAAATTTATAATCTTTCCCATACCCTAAAATACGAGATGCTACCATAATAGCATTTTTATCACCAATTAATAAATCATTATAATTAATATCAGATACAATTAAAGATTTCATTAATTTATCTAATACAGTACCATCATTAATATAATTAGCATTAGTAAGAATATCTTCTTCTTTTGCTGTCATATATTTAATTTCTACTTTTCCGGATGATAAAGGATTATCGGATGAGTATATTAAACCTTGAGAAGGTAAAGTAACTGTTTCTGTTGGTAATTTAAATTCCATAAACTTATTTTAATAACTGTTCTAGTATAAATATGAATATAAAAAAGAGCTTAACCGAAGCCAAGCTCTCTTTATAAGAATATTTATTTTCTTTTAGAAATTCAAGATACAGTAATCTGGTTGTACTTCCATTGTTATATTAACTGCAGCATCTGCATCATCCCAACCATATTCACCGAAGTTAGCAGATGTGATTAAAGCACCTTTCATAATCCATTCTGATACTACATCACCTACAGGACCTAATACGTTAAATGTTAAGTCTTTCTTATAGAAATCTGAATAACCATCTCTACCAGTAACTGATTCGTGGTGTAGACGTACCCATTCCATAGTTGCTTGAGCACCTGAAGGGGTAATTGGGTCAAATAATGTAAACTGAATTGGGTTCCATGTAGTTTTACCCTTAACAAAACGTTGTACGTTAATATGATTTAGGGCTACTGAACCTTGGGTTAAAGTTACAGCACTTACACCTTTTACAATGTATGCTGGGAATCCATCCATATACATAATGAACCTATTTGGTTGTTTTGGTTCAAATGCTGTAAAGAATATTTCGTTGGGATCTAATACTGCCATTTTTATTTATTTTGTTCTATTATAAATATTTAACTTTTAAACCTATTAACTAGGGAATGTAGCTCCTGTTGGTAATAAGTTAAAGTCTAAGATGATGAATTCAGCAGTTTTAGTTGGCTGTAAGTAAATAGCACCTACCATCTGATTTCTATCAATTACATCTGGGGTGTTATTTGAGTCATCCATTACTACTTTAAACGCATATAAACCTTGTCTTTGAACTACTGTTTCTAAGTAAGGGTTTACAATTGATAAGAAGTTATTTCTTGTAGCTGCTGTATTTTGTTCAAATACTAATGTTTGAGCAACTTGACCAATGTATGATTTCAATTGAATTAATAATCTTCTAACATTTACTCTATCTAAAGCACTAGCTTGACGTTGTAATGTTTTCTGACCGTATACTACTGTTCCTACACCTGGGAATGAAGCTATTGGGTTTACTTTATTCTGATATAAACTATCTCTGTTAGCTTGAGATAATTTTCTTTCTGGGCGAATTACTGTGGTTAAACCACCTCTATTAATACCCGCCGGAGCGAACCATGGTTCAGAGGAATTGTCGTTAAACGCGTATACTCCCGGAATCATTGCCGAAGCTGGTACCCATACTTGATCGCCCATATCTGGATCGATTGTTTGTAACCAAGGCCAGTAAGCAGCACCATATGATGAGTTTCTGGCATTAGCTTGTGTGTTTGCTGCTGTAATAGTAGAAGCATAAGGAACTAAATCCATAATGTAAATACTATCACCTCTCATTTGAGTATTGTTTAAAGCAGTAGTCATTTGAGAAGTTTGAGCTGTATCGATCAAACCTGGAGTTACTAGTAAATTAAATTGATAATCATCTTGATTAGATAATAGATTTAACATATTAGTGTAATCCGTACCTACTAAACCTTGAGTATCTGTAGAATTAATATCACCGTATAGATTCATTGTTCTACCTGATGGGATTACATTACCTACACCTCCCTTGAATGTACCAGCATATGAACCTGAACCTACTTGAGGCATAGATGCTGTAAATTCGTTTTTAGCATTACCCGCATTATCAAAATAATCAGGAGTTTTTTTATCAACTGATTTTACTCTAATATATCTAGAAGCATTAGCATAAGAACCAGTAACTTCAATATAATTTTCTGTAACATTATAATTATAATATTGATCACCTATTACTTTAGAAATGTAATTATCAGCTTTAGGATCTAATGATAAATTAGTCCAAGATTCTAAGACAATTTTATTATTGTCATTATCATTACCTTGTCTTACTAATAAATTAAAATTACCATCTGCTTGGGATGAATTAGCAATTTCCCATCTAATATTATCTGTTGAACCTGATACTAAAGATCCTGAACCACCTGTAATTAAGTTTACACCATTAGATGCTGAGTTGTTAAAGATAATACCTTTATCAATAGCTTCAAGAGTAAATGAATTACCACTACCTGAAGCAGCAATGGATGCTGAAGAAAAGGTCCAAGTTGAAGAACCTGATACTACACGTGTTACTAACATAGTATTACCTCCGTTTTGGAAGTAATTGTATGCTGAGATGTTAGTCATAAATGAATATTCATCACTACCGCTTTCAAATGTAGTACCAAATCTATTTTGGTAATCTGAGTATGAAGTTACTACTGTAGGTATTTCTACTGGGCCCTTTACTGTAGGACCAACAATAGCAGCACCTACTTGAACAGGTTGCTGCGTAATAAATGACTGGTCGTTTTCTCTTGCTAATACGCCAGGTGATACTAATGTTTCTGCCATTGCCTAGGAGGTTAATGTTTTGTTATAAATATTAGAAGAGAACTCAAAATTTAACTAGATTTTATAAATTCTCCAGTTTCTATATTGATAGAACCTTCACCATAATTGTCTTGTAATTGTTGAGCAAATTTAGTTTTACGTTGCTCAAATTGTTTAAGACTTTTTCCAATAGTGATTTTTTGTAGTTTTAATGATTGAATTTGATATTCAATTTGACCTAATTGAACCATATAATCGTTCTCTTGGGTTTGGATATCTATAATTTCCTTTTTTTCTTCTTCTGTTAAATAAATTTTATTCATATTATAAATATTATGTTACTTTTTATTAATTAATCTATTTTTAATTACTTTAAAGACTTGCATTGGTGTAATTGATTTTTGACAAATATGTTGCTTTTCAGTTCCTTTGTGGATAGGACACCAGTCCCAATCTCCAGCATCAAATACAAAATTACGATTTGTCCAACATGGAAAACAAGCATCATCATTCATTATACGTGTAACACGTGATGTAAATTCATGGTTTTTATCACTAAACCCATTAATCATAATTGTGTGTTTATTTAAGGCCCAATTTAACCATGATAAGCCTGAACCTAAACCTATAAATAGATCAGCATGGTGTAAATAATTAGCTACAACATCTAAAGGTTGATTGTAATGATTTACTACTCCATCTAATTTCCATTCTCCTTTAGTTAAAGATATAACTTTATACCCCTGTTGTTGAAGTAATTTACATAAAGTAACCCAATTCCCATAAACCCATTCTTTACATCCGGAAGTTGCATTTGGTCCTATTACTATGTATTTTTCTTTATATGGTCTTTTTCCTTTAGGGAAATCCAAACCATGATTTAATTCTTTTTCTTCTAATCCTAAAATATCACTAGAAGTAGCTTGCATTGGGATAGTATTACATTGACGGGGGTGCATATCAAAATTCTCCCATTTTTGATTATTATCTCTAAACCAACCTATTTTATAATGAGCAATACAACCTGTTGAATTGCCGGGTTCTAACCATTCTATATCTTTATAAGCTTCAAGATTTTTAAACCAATCATTATGGAACGTAGATAGAATAACTTTACACTTATGTTTTTTTGCAAATTCTACAGCATATGGAGTCCAACCAATAGTATCGCCTAAAGAATTAGAATCTAAAGATATTAATACACGTTGTCCTTCTAACTCTAATCTAGAGTGTTCTTTATTATTTATTTTAATTAACCAAGGAATATAATATTCTTTACTACAAGCTGTCCACATATTATTATTAATAGTTTGTTTGTGGATTACTTCATTAGTTTCTCTGTTAATAAATTCTACTTCATATTCTTTAGAAACATCACCTAAAATTTCAACTTTAGGCTTACCAATATAGTTAATACTAATAGTATTTGTATCTTCTGGTTCTTTATAATTATCAATAAATTCTTGAAGTGTTTTAGCACCAATTTCCCCTATACGATCCCAATTAAAATCACGATGGATTAGTTTAGCTTCTTCTAAGGCACGTTTTTTATGATCTGTGTAATTTTCAAAAGAATCTCTCATTACACGAGCTAAATCTTCAAAATCAGGTTCATAGTAATTACCTACTACAGTATTAAAATGATTATAATTAGCATCTAATGCTGGTTTTTCACCTATTACTTTTACTGGGAGTCCTTTATTTTTAGCGAATTCCATTTGGGCACAACATGCTGAGTAAATAGCAGGGGTTCCACATGCCATAGCTTCAATTAAGGGTAGATTCCATCCTTCACTACGAGCACAAGATAAAAATACATGACCATTTTTCATGTACGTAATATAATCTTCTCTAGAGGGGAAATGTTTTACTTTAATTCGTTCATCAGTAAATCCATAATGTTCTAGTCTTTCTTCAGTTGTTTTAAAATTATCACCTGAAAATGGGTTATCAATAGAAACAATTAAGTCAACAGGTTCATTAGGTTTGAATTCTTTAAGAAAAGTTTCAATTATTTCCTTAGTAGATTTTCTATAATCCCAACGACCAAAAATAATAAATTTAAATCTACCATCTACATAATCTAATACAGTTTGGGGGTCTTCAGGATAAAATGTTTTTGTATCAACACCTTCAGGAACTACTTTTACTTTATTAGGATCGGCTCCTTGAGCTATAGTACAATCCGCTTGCCATTGAGAAGGAAACCATAATTGATCATATTCTAGTAATTTATTAAAAAACCCTTCAGGTTGTAAAGTAGACTCCCAAACATTATAAGCAATTTTAGGACCATTATATGAATCATAAAAATAATGGTGGTTAGTTTCTTCTAAAACTAAATTTACATTATGTTTAAAATCATTAGGATATTCTTTATAGACGGGGAATTCATCTCTTGTATCTTCTCCAGTCCATAATGTTTGTTC